ACCGGGAGCTGGCTGAAATGCTCGGTGTTTCCGAACGCAGCGTCACCCGGAAGGCCCGAGAGATGGGACTGGAAAAGGACAAAGGTTTTGTAGCCTCCCTTAGCCGGGAACATTTGTTGCTGGCAAACGCGAGAAGCAAGGAACTGGGATATCCGGGCGGCTTCACCAAGGGGATGAAGTTTCGGGGAAACCAGTACACCGGGAGGATAAGAGTTGAATAACATACAGCACGGTCAATATTATGAGTAAAAAAATGGTAATTGTGGTCACCGCAGTTGGTGTCCGTAAAGTAGTGGAAAAATGGCTCTGTGAGAATATGACTTGCGAGCTGGTTGTGTCACGTAACGCACGCCATGAGTGTTGTGTGGAAGTCATCTATGATAGCGGAAACCCTTCGGTTTTGCGTACTCTTCTACGCTCTGCCGTGGGTGAAATCATAGAGTTGTGCTGATGTGGTATGAATAGTTTGAGTTAATGAAAATCTGAATAGAATGGGCATACTTGAATTTTTCGACCAGTATAAGTGTACAAAAAATGAAAAAGAGCATCTTCTTGATTATTTGTGTACTATCAGAGTAAAGAGAGTGATTAAGGAAATCAATGACCTTAAAATAAACAAAAAAACAGTATAGCCATGCAGATAGACATCAACAGCCGCAAGCAGTTAAATAAACCCGAGAATTATGCGGCGTTTTACAGCCTTTTGAACCGCCTTCCGACATCGGATCGTGACGCACTGAAGGAAAGCATCGTTTCCCAGTACACGGAGGGACGTACCACGAGTCTGCGTGACATGACACTGAAGGAATACAGTGCCGCCGTGTCCGCCATGCAGAAGCTGGTACCGCCCACTTATCAGGAACAGCTCCGGAAGATTCTCCGTCAGAAGCGTTCCGCGGTACTGCACCAGATGCAGCTGCTGGGTATCGATACGGCCGACTGGGACCGGGTGAACGCCTTCTGCCGGGACAGCCGTATCGCCGGCAAGGAGTTCCGTGAACTTGACTGTGAGGCGTTGGACACGTTGCAGGTGAAGCTGCGTGCCATCCGCCGTAAACGTGAGAATAAACAACAATAGCAACCATTTAATTTTTTAGCTATGGATTTGAAAGAACAATTAAAAAGCCTGTCCGCCCAGGACAGGAAGGAGCTTTTGAAACAGCTCCAGCAGGAAGAGAAGGAAAGCAAGCGTAACCGGCGCGATGCCTATGAGGGCCTCCGTGCGCAGTTCATGCTTGAAGTGAAGAACCGGCTGCTCCCGGTTGTGGATGACGTGAAGGCGTTCCGCGACTGGGTGGAGAAAGAG